TTGGTCGTGACGGAGCACTCCCAGTTCTCGGGCGTCGTCAGGAGCAGTCCTGCCACCTGGTCGACGTCGAAACCGCTCTCCGTGTTGTTGACCGTGATCTGGATGCCCTCGCGGGTTGCCCCGAGATCGCTCCAGCCGGACTGCGCGGCGTAGGTCGTCGTGTTGATGACGTCCCCGATCTTCGTCGGCTTCGCCTGGCTATCCGCCGCGTACATGATGCGTCCCGCGCCCTTCACGAGCTTCGTCTGATCGACTACGAAGAATGCCATTGGTCTATCTCACCTCCTCTCGGGTTCACCAAGTCCAAGTGCCTGCGGTCTGGAGGTCCCACTCCAAGCGACATCCCTGGATGTACGTGAGGTCCTCCTTGAATTGCTCCACGCGCCGTACCGCAGCATTCGACACGTCGATGTCCGGCGAAAACTCTCCACCGAAGATCACGTTGTCGTCGCCAAGGGATCGGTTCGCGGCGAGCACCTTGTGCAGCGCCTTCGCGTAGCGATAGGCGAGCCTGTTCACCGTCGATTCGTCGTCATGCATAACGAACGCCTCGACGTAGAGCCTGTTGTTGACGACCTCGTACTGGTCGCCCACATCTTCGGCGCTGCGGTGTCGATAGGACACGACAGCGATGTTGGGGTAATCCTCCGGCGGTCGCTCCAGCACGGAGGGGTAGCTCCCCAGGAAGTAACGGGTCGGGTACACCTTTGGAACCGGCAGCGCGCTCTCGCCGAGTGCGGCGTAATACGTCGCATCCTGCGCATCCATCTCCGTCCACACCTCGTCGATCGCGGTGTTGATGTTTTCGCGCACCGTGAGCAGTGCCGCGCGCCCGATCTCCTCCAAGCGAAGTTCCAGCATGCTCATCCCTCCACCACCAGATACGGAGTCGTGAATTCACGACCGTAACGATCTGGTGATCCACCGGGCTCGAAGGTCTTTGGGTCGATGGTCTTGAGATCGTTGCCGTCGGCAACCACCATGCGAGGTGCGTCGCCAAGCTGACCCTGAAAAGTCGGAAGATCCGCGTACAGGCGTGCCGCCAGCATCTCGTCGATACGGCGCAGCGCTCCGATGCGGTCGTAGTTGGCACCCACCTCGCCACCCTGCGGCGTCATGTGGGAAGGGCGACTCGCGTTGTCAACCCTGCGAGTCTGCACCATGTAGTAGTCGATCGCGATCGGAATGAGCAAGCGCGTCGCGTGATCTGCGACGTAGCTCTTGCCGAACGCGTCGAGGTTCGCCTCGGTCACGCCGAAGCGCGCCAGAGAAGCAGCGATCTTCATGCCCACTACGTCAGGGCGTGCGTTGCCCCCGTCGAAGCCGGCGGTATCGGTGAGCTTGTCGTACGTCTCACCGATGTTGGTCTTCACGTAGTCGCGCACTGTGGCCATTAGGCAGGCTCCAGCACCAGCATCAGGAACCGGTCGCCAGAGCTGAGCGCCCTGGCGACCGAATCCGTCAGCTTCGAGAGGAGGACAACGTCCCCGGGAAGGTGAGGGACATGCCGTCCATTTCTGTACGGCAACGTCGCCTGCACCTTCACCGTGACCGTGCCCTCACCCACGCCTACGTCCCGACCGTGGCGTAAAGGAACGCCTCGGGGAAGTAGATCCGGGGGATGCGGGCGGAGGCAGCGCGCCTGAACACGTTCTTGGAGAACGGGTTGGCGATGATCTCCGTCTGATACCCCTGGCGGATCAGCGGCGCCTGGCCGGTGTCGCCACCGACGAGCACCTGCCCGTCAGCGACGTCCATCAGCCTGTTGCCGAACAGCGTGTTGCCCGGCGTCAGCAGGACGCGGTTGTCCGGGATGAACTTCGTCAACTCGTGGGTCGTCGCCCCGTCGGGGAGATAACCCGAGTCGTTGATGATGAAGTTCCCGGTGCCCTCGCGCATCAGCGCCTGCATGTCGGTGGTAGTCGGGAGCATGATGCTGCGCCCGAGCGCCGACAGGTAGGAGCGGATGGTCTCGTTGTAGACCAGGAGGCGCCACGTCACCGTGTTCAGATACACGGTGTTGTAGTACCGACCCGCGTCGGTCGCGCCGATCGCGGACCACGCGAACAGGTCCCCGAGGGGATCCGAGTCCTGCGTGTTGGTCCACACGTCGTTCGGGTTCGTGAGCGCCGGCTGGTGCGTCGGGTCCATCCCGTAGTCGATAACCTGCGTCGACCCGTCGGGATAGTCGATCGAGAGCACGCCCTTGACAGCCTCCCACCGCATCCACTCCGTGAGGAGGTCGTTGCGGTGGAGCATGATGCGAAGCCGCTCGACGAGACTCAGGATCGCGCCTCGTGCGATGAGCGGATCGGACGAATTGAGCTGCATCCACTCCGTACCCGTGAATCGCTCCATTTCGTCCAACTCCACCAGCTCGAACAGCTTCTCCTCGTACCGAGGCTTGGGCTTGAACAGCGGCGGCGTCGCGTCGGGCGACTTGAACTGCCCCATCCCGTACGGCTCGACATCCGCTACTGCGATGCGTGCCGTTCGGCTTGCCACCGAAACGAGAGGAGCGAAGCTCGCGCCGATGAAGCCGCGATCCTCACCACCGTCATCCGACGCGGACTCCGTCTCGATGTTGCGACGAATGACCTCGGTGAGCGCCTGCTGATCGAAAAGATCCAACATGGCCATCTTCTATCTCACCTCCTCTCGTTTACCGGAATAGGCAGGTCGGGAGCGCGGCCTTGACGTCGGTCTCGTTGCCTGCGTAGCCAACGAGCTTGGCGATGTCGAAGTCGCACCCGTGATGAAGGACAGGAACTGGCTTGTCCGTGTTCGTGCTTGCGTCGATCCCCGGGCCGAGCCAGAACTCGACGGTGTGTCCGAGGATTCCGGCAACGTTCGCCTGGACGACGTTCTCGCCCTCGTAGACGGGCTTCACCTTCCCGTCGGAGGGACCGAGGGAGAGGACGGTGCCAGCCTCCACGAGGTACCTGCCCGTCGTGGACGGATTCTCCAGCACATACGTGGAGTCCAGGACCATGGACTTGATGTCGTCGAGCCCGGCGGCGGACCGCAAGATCTCCTTCGCGATGATTACCGCCTGCCCGCGACTGGTCTGAAATGCCACTTTCTATCTCACCTCCTCTCCGCTAGTTGCCGTTGAGGACCGCTTCGAAGCGATCCGCTCGGGCCTCGACACTGTCCTCGCGAACTGGGTTCTTCGGGGACACGAACACCTCGTCCGTGCGCGTGAGCGCCGTTGCCGGGATCACACTCAGGAACTCCGTCACGATGTCCGTCGCCGAGACCTGCACTTCGCCCTCCTCGCGGGTGAGCGAGAGCATCGACTCGTGCCGCACGTCCGCGAGCATGTACTCGCGCGCCAGCTGCAGGACTGCCGGGGCATGCCCCGCCGTCTCCAGCTCTGCGATCCTCTCTCGGACGGCCATCTCGTGGAGCTGGTTCCTCGCCGCAGCGAGTTCCTCGTCGCGAGTAAGTTGCGCTCGCTCCTGCTCCTGCCGATACGCGTCCAATGCTGCCTGGGCGCGCTCGTCGGCGATGCGGTCCAGCTCCTCACGAGTGAAACTCGCGGGTGCCTCGACCTCGGGGGTCACTACAGAAGCAGCTTCCTCCTCCGTAGCGCCTCCACTTTCCGTACCGGGTGCGTCTGCCATGCCGTCACCTCCTCTCGGCGACTCCGTCGTTTGAACTACATCTGCACTCATGTGGTCATCACCTTCTCCAGAGATCGGCAACTCGTCCAACAGAGTGAACTCGCGATCCATCTCCACCCACGCGCGACGCACCTGCACCCACTCGTCGATGGGATCGAGAACTACCTCTCCGTCGGTCTGGAGCGAGTATCCGGCGACCCATCCTTCGCACTCGCCGTTGCGCTCGCGTAGATCGACCATCGCCGACTCGGCATCCCCAGCAGCGTGCGCTGCCAGAAGCACCGTGTCGTTGGTCATGCCGATGACGAACACGCTGGCGGGCGTCAGATCCTCGCCGCCTGTGCCGTCTCGCATGTCGTACAGCTCTCCGTTCCCGTCGAGAGCAAAAGAACCGTGGAGATGTGCTTCGATCTGCTCGCGCACATAGCCGAGATCCCGCTCGGGATCCCAGGCGTCGGCGAGTGCCAGCCACGTCGCCTCGTCTCCCTCGAATTCGTAACTTCCAGTGATGTCCACGTCCTCTGGAAACTCATTCGAGGCGGCGAGCTTGCGCTCGAAAGCGCGCAGTCCGTTGATAAACGGCATGTTCGTCAACGCGATGTGCGTCAGCACCTTGCTGTACTGCTTGCCCGTCTCCATGTGCCTGACGTTGAAACGCACATTGATCGAGACACCGGCGATGCTGCCGCGCAGCACCTTCTCCTCCACCGCTGGCTCGGTGAATTCCAACCCAGCACGCAGCACGCTCTTACCGGGGCGCGCCGGATCGGGAAGGATGCGCAAGTCGCGGACGTACCCGGTATTGGCCAATACGTCTTGGTCCGTGTGGTACGTGGGCACGGTGACGTACTCCCAGGCGCCTTCGCGCCATGCCCGCATGATGTCTTCCATAAAGGCTCGATCGAGCACGAGCGGCTCGGTCTTGCGCGGGATCGGATTGACCTTCCACTCACCCTCGCGGAGCGCGGTAACCCAGATCAGGTTTCCTTCGCGCTGGGCGTCGTAATCAGCGGAGAACAACTCCGATCCGCCGTCGAACACCTCCAGAGGAACTTCCTGGTATCGAGAGAGCGCCATCCGCACCCGACGCTTCCTCGTCGATGGCGGGTCCATGCCCCGCATTCGGTACCAGTTGTTCTTGATCCATGCTGCAGCGACATTCACGTTGCCTCCAAACGCCCGCGCGATCACCTCTGGGTGTTTTCGCAGCAGGACTTGTCGAATCTTCCGGAACTGGGGCTCCGTGCCGTTGCCTCCCCAGGAATGTGCCGACGCGACTACGCGGCGGATCCGTCCGAGTGCTTCTGGGTCGGGCGCCTGCGCCAGGAGAAGCGTCCCACCAGCGCGGAGGCGCTCGCCGTTCTCAAGAGCCTGTTCCATGACATCGCTCATGGCTTCAACGCGAATACGTGGTTGCAACCCCGACACTTGAGCGGGATCACCACCTGGTCCGCGTACCTCTCGCTGTACTCCAGAGGGCGATATTCCAACACGTCAGCAGTTCGCTCACAAGCCGGGCAGCGCAAAGAAGTCCCCTCGATCAGAGGTCCACCACTCTCCACGATTTCCAGGAGAGCTTCCGGTGTCGCCTTCTGAGTCTGGGGATCTTGTAGAGCTATTCCCACTCGCCGCTACCCGCGTTGATCATCGTCTTGCTCCGATCTGAGCGGTGTCGGCCCAACGCCCACACCTTCTGCTTCTCAACTTTCCAGATCGGACACTCGGCGTAATCACCGCAGCAGGGCGAGCCTTCTGTACCTCGGATCATTCCCGAGATCCGGCACCTTGCGTCCCATGGATTTAGGGACAACGTGCCATGTGTGATCTCAGCTCCGGGGCAGAGCGGAGACGGTTGCCGGGTGTGCACGATCAGGCCTCCCATTCTTGTGCAGATAGAGGGTGTACGCCAGTCCTTCGGGCACCTCGTCGATCTCGCGAATCACGGAACCCTCTACCGCACTGGCGATGTAGTAGGCCGTGCCGTAATCCACAAAGACCGCAAGGTTGCACATCTGAGTGACGTAGTTGTGGGTGTCGTTGCAGTTCTTGCAGGGCGCGTCAGTTTCGATGACGTACATCAGTCAACGTTGTTTTCGTACACCGTGACGAGACCCTGAGTGGCGCTGTCGGGCGTGGTGGTTTCCCAACGATACGGCCAATCGCCTTCAGCTGTCACGGTATAGACGACGACATAGATGCCCAGTTCCTCGCGAGTCACCTCGCCAGGATTGGAATAGGCGAAGCTGACTGCATCGCTATCTGGCGGTTTTACCGTGAAGGTGATTTCGTCGGGATCTACGAGCGTCTGCTTGGTGGCGTCCTCGTACACCTTCTCGCGAAAGAGCACCGGCTCGCCGACGACGTATTCCTCGATGGCCATTCTGACCTCCGATCGTAGTGGAACTACTCAGTCTCAGCAACCGGGTCGATGCCGCTGGTGCTGCTCGCCACACCAACGAGTGCAGGCTCGGTATCGGGATCGGTGCCCGTGGCGGTGACGCTGCTCGCCACCGGGAAAGGCACACGGCGCGTTACTGGGCTAACTCCGGTAGTCGGCTCGCTCGCCTTCACGCCATGCGCCTTCTTGACCTTCTTGCCGGAGCGCCCCTTGGCGACGAACTCGATGATCGCGGTACCGGACTTGCTCTCGAAGCCTGGCTCCGAGATGCCCGCACCGACGAACTCGATGATTCCGGTACCAGTGCGATCCCAGAGAATCTGATCAAGCGCACTCGCGGTGAACTCGATGATCGCTGCGCCTGCCTTGATCTTGTCTGCCGAGGTAGTGCCCGAGCCAGTGAAATTGACGATCCCGGTTCCGGTGCGCTGTCGAGTCAGCTGATAGGTGCCGCTGGCACTCCTTGCCTGGATCGCGGTGCCGCTCTCGACGTAGGTGATCCGGTCGTCACCCGTTGCCGAGAAGCCGGTTGCAGCTGCGCCAGTGAATTCGTCGGTGCTGGCAGAGCCACCCGTGGCGATTGCGCCGATGACAGCGGAGCCGGTCTTCTCCCAGGTGTCGGTTTGATCTCCGGCGACGGTGAACGGCGCGATGCCCGATCCGCTTCGGTTGACAGTCCAGGTGGCGTCTGCCGTGGCAGAGAATGCGCTGACAGCAGCGCCCGTCTTGACGCGCGTGACACTCTTGGTGCCGGAAGCGCTGAACGGCGCAACCGCAGCTCCGGTATCGACGTTTGTCCAACTGTCCGCGCCCGATCCGGTGCGCGCCGCAACACCGCTACCAGTGCGGTTGAGAATCCAGCGCGCATCGGCTGTACCAGAGAATCCAGAGGTAGCAGTGCCGGTCGGCTCGCCTTGCTTGTTGAAGTCTCCGTCGCCGGTGAACCCGATGATTCCGGTACCGGAGTCGGTGATAATCCAACGTCCATCGGCGTCAGCATCGTGGGTTGTGACACCTGAACCGGTGTCGGAGATCGTGAGCGCGTCAGCACCGGAAGCGGTGAACGGTGCAACGGCGGTGCCCGTGTCGGTGATGACGAGCGCATCCGCGCCAGATCCGATGAATGCAGAGATTCCGGTGCCGGTTCGAGTAAGAACTCGAGCACGAGTGCCGCTCGAAGCTGCTTCGAGTACGCCGGACCCGGTGTCCGTGATGATCCAACGCCCGTCCGCCTCGGCGTAGAAGGCGCTGGTCGCGGTACCCGTGTAGGTGTGCACCACGGAGCGGGTCCCCGACGCCGTAGCGACGAGGATTCCCGCTCCGCTCTCGGACGAGGTGGTGGCGTCCGCGCCCGATGCCGTGAAAGACGCAACCCCCGAGCCCGTCTTGACGTACGCCTGTCCGTAGATCGCTGCGGAAGTTCCCGACGCGACAGCGTTGAGCACGCCAGCGCCAGTCTCGCTGCTGGTAACCGCATCCGCGCCGCTCGCCGTAAAGGCGCTCGTTGCTGTACCAGTCCGACTCGCTTCCTTGATCTTCGTGCCGCTCGCAGTGAAGGGCGCAACCGCAGCGCCCGTGTCGCTCATCACGTCCGTGTCGGCGCTTGCGCCGATCAAGTTGTCGAGGATTCCGGCGCCTGCCCTGGTCAGGATCCAACGCCCGTCGGCGTCGGCAACGAAAGGCGCGGTGGCTGAGCCCGTCTCCGAACTCGTAAACGCATCAGCGCCGGAAGCTGTGAACGGCGCTATCGCAGCGCCAGTCCGAGATGAAGTCTTCGCCTGTGTGCCGCTCGCTGTGAACGGAGCGATTCCAGTTCCGCTCTCTACCGAGGTGACGACGTCTGCGCCGCTCGCAGTGAAAGCTGCAATTGCTGCATCTGACTTGAGGTACTCGGGGGTCCGCGTGCCGGATGCGGTAAAAGGCGCGATGCCTGTGCCAGTACGACTCGCCGTCTTCGACCGCGTACCGTCGGCACTGAAGGGCGCGATGCCAGTACCAGTCTCGCTCGCGATTTCATTGGCGTCGCCACTGGCAGTTGCATCCAGAACACCTGCTCCGGTGTCGGAGATGACGAGTGCGTCTGCACCGCTTCCGATGAAGCTGCTGATCGCGGTGCCAGTCTCGGAACTGGTGACAGCATCCGCTCCGCTGGCGGTGAAGTTCGTGATCCCGGTGCCGAGCTTGACGCTGGCGGTGGTGGCGTCACCGGAGGCAACGCGATCGCTGACCCCGGATCCCGTCTCCACGAAGGTCATGGCATCTGCGCCACTGCCGATGAAGTTGTTGGAGATCGCGGTGCCGGTCCGCGTGAGCGTCGATATGGCGTCGCCCAGAACCGTGAAGGGGGCGATTGCGGTACCAGTCTCGACGCTGGTAACTACATCTGCGCCGCTCGCCGTGAAAACTGCAACTGCTGTACCTGCGCGAGCGATCGACCTGTTCTGTGTGCCGCTCGCAGAGAAGGGCGCGATACCAGTACCAGTCTCCGCGCTCGTCGTGGCATCTGCACCACTCGCCGAGAAGGGCGCAATCCCAGCACCTGTTCGATTGACGTTGAGATTCTTCGCGCCGCTCGCGACTCGATCGCTGATCGCAGTGCCGCTCTCGACGTAGGTCGTTGCGTCGGCACCAGAACCGACGAATGCAGAGATGCACGTGCCTGTCTCGACGAAGGTGCTGGCATCCGCACCAGATCCAACGAAGGTGCTGACCCCTGCACCGCTCTCCACGAAGGTGGTTGCGTCAGCACCAGAAGCAGTGAAGACTGCGACACCGGAACCGGCACGAAGAAGATCACGCGCTCGTGATCCGAGAACGGTGAATGGAGCAATGCCCGTTCCGGTATTCGCCTGAACCTGCTCGCCGTCGCCGCTAACTGTGAATGCGCTGACACCGGAGCCGGTGCGATTGAGCGTAGAGATCGCATCGCCCAAAACGGTGAATGGAGCAATACCCGCGCCAGTGTTGTTCTGCGTCTGAACACCGTCACCCAGCACCGTGAATACAGCGATTCCGGCACCGGTCTTGTTGACAGTGTGCGTCTGGGTACCGAGAACCGTTCGCGCACTGATGCCCGCACCGGACTCGACGTAAGTTGTCGCGTCGCCACCGGATGCAGTGAAGACCGCAGTACCGTTGCCCGTGCGGTTGACAGTGGAAACGGCATCACCCAGGACCGTGAAGGGCGCAATTCCAGCGCCAGTCTCGGCGTATGTCGTAGCGTCGCCGCCGCTCGCCACCCGAGCAGAGATCCCAGCGCCAGTTTCTGCGTAGGTCGGCACATCAGCGCCACTCGCATCGTGACCGCTGATCCCTGTTCCCGTCTCGGCGCTCGTAACGACATCCGCACCGCTGGCAACGCGAGCAGAGATCCCGGCACCGGCTTCGACGTATGTAGTTGCGTCGCCGCCAGAAGCGACGAATGCGCTCGTACCAGTTCCAGTCTCAGCGAAGGTGGTTGCATCGCCGCCACTCGCAACGCGAGCGCTGATCCCAGCTCCAGTCTCAACGTACGTGACTTGAGAATCACCGGCATTGATCGGCACCCCACCACGGAAATCATCCAACCGGGCTGCCGTGCCATTGATCGCAACTCCGATATATCCGGACTGATACCTTTGATCAGATGCTCCGATTGAAAGCGTCCATACACCGGACTGTTTGATGTACACAGCGACGGTGCCGCCCACCGCACGGATAGCGAATGAATCTCCTAGAGATGGAGTTCCTGAGCCAGAGCCAATGAGAGTCCCCGCCCCAGCATCAACTCGATACAACTCAGTTCCGCCGGTCTGATACCAAATAGCTGCATATCCGTTTTCAACGCCACTGTTAGGCGATGAAAGATTCACCCACAGCTGGAAGCGTTCACCAGCACCCAACGCAGTGCTGATCGTGATGCTTGCCTCACTTGCATCTGGACCGAATTGCGCAATGTCGTAGTACGAGTCTCCATAGGACGCCGCTGCTCTTGCGAGAGCGTTGCTCAGCCGTTGCAGCTGACCATCTGCCGCCAGAATCGGACCTGACCAGTTCGTGGCGATTGGGTTCTCATCCGCTCCCGTAAAGGCATCCAGGATCGGTGTGCGGAAATCGTTTTCGACGATGCCCGCAGTGCGATGCGAAATAGCGATGCCGGCCTTGGTATTGGTGGTACCGCCCGTGATCTTGGTAGCCACGCCGGAGGCAGCGAAGCCATTGGGATCGGCGATGCTTCCACCAACCCAATCATCCAGAGAGCCTGCAGTGAGTGGGTTCGCCAGAATGATTCCGGGCGCGCCGCTGGTGATCTGGCTGTCGGTGATGTCCGCGCCGAGCTGTACGCCGTTGCGATAGACACGGAGCGTGGTGCCCTGAGCTTCCAGTCGCAGCGTGTCGCCGCTGGAGAATGCTTGAGTGCGCTGCCCCAACAGCGTGTATGAGTTGCCGACAACTCGCGCTACCGAGACGTTGTTGCTGCCAGCAGCGTTGACAACAGCCCAGTAGAAAGTGATGTGCGAGTTACCCGCCCCGGTGCCTGCTGGATCGCACCGAACGACAACTCCAAGCCCACACTGATTCGACGTGCCCGACAGTCCCGAAAGCTTGGCCTCTGAATACTGGTCGTTTGGGTAAGAGACGATCCCCGAGTAGAACTCAACAGTGTCGGTGTTGAAGTCCTCCGGCTGCGCGGCGTTGGAGAGGATCTTGAAGCCGTTGGCGCTCTGGCGAATTGTCCAATTTGCGCCCATGCTGGCGCTGTCAGCGCGATTGAAGTTGTCAGATCCGCGTACCGATCCGCTGATGCCTGTACCAGTACGGCTGGTCGTAGTTGCGTCAGCGCCGCTCGCTACCCGAGCACTGATTCCTGCGCCAGTCTCTACATACGTCGTCGCATCGGGACCGCTCCCCACATTCGGCGAGATGCCGACGCCCGTCTCGGCGTATGTCGTCGCATCTGCTCCACTCGCGACCCTTGCACTGATGCCTGCGCCAGTTTCGACGTACGTGACGGCACTGGCACCAGCGATGGAGGCGTTGTTATCGACCGTGCCGCCGCCGAAGTCATCGAGCCGTCCGACCGTGTCGTAGACCTCGATCGCAGCTCTACCGCCGCTTGAATAAACAGCGTCTTCGGCGACGAGTAGCAGCGTCCACGTACCCGACAAACGTTGCCAAGCTTCGATTCTGGAACCGATACAACGAATGCCCATCCCATCGCCGTCTGAAATCGGGTGGGTGCCGACAGCCGCCAGAGAAGTGACACCGCCAGCGTCAATCCTGTTGATATTCCAGGCGTAGCCTCCGCCCGCCTGGGCTAGTTCAAACGAGTACCCATTGGGTGCGGCAGTGCCAACGGCGGATGCACGTGCCCACACGGTTGCGAAGGCACCATCGCCCGGCTTCGTCGCAACGGTGATGTAGTGCTCGCAATCCGCCGAAAACGTGACAAGGTCGTAATACGATCCGCCCCAGTTCGCAGCCAGCGCCGACCCGTATTGATTGCTGACCCGCTTTCCGTTGTTGTCGCCCGTGTTTAGAGGCGTCGTCCAGTTCGTGGTGATCGGGTTTTCGTCAGCGCCCGTGAACGGATCGAGAACAGGCGTAGTAAAGGGTGGGGGATACGTATGGAAACGGGTGGGCGCTGTGTTCTGCTTGGTGTAAGTGGTGCCGCCGATCGGCCCCGAGATCCATCTCGGGTGCCTCTTCGGCCACCAAGCGTTACCCGCGCCACGGAAAACGCCGGGCGCTCCTCGGCGCCCCGCGCTGCTACCGGACGGCTGCTTCCTGTACGGAAGGCTGCGCCCCACCGGCTACTAGTCCTCTCTGACGAATACCGTTAGATGCTGAAGCTCGATCTCTGCAAGCGCCCTCGCTCTGAGCGTGTCGTTCGTAGCGCGACGCTGACGCTCCACGATGTTCGCGCCGATCTTGATGATCATCGTGACCAACTGCTTCGCCACTCCGGTGTCGTTCTTGCGCTCCTTGCGATTCAGAAGATCGGCCAATACGTCGGCGCAGTTTTCACCGTTGTACTGCCCGATTTCCTCGATGACTTGTGCGACGTACAACTCGTCCATGAGTGCCTGCCCGTCGCTGCCGTGCAGCTTCTGCCCGTTCTTGTCCTTCGCCCAGCGCTGGAAGGTGCCGACATTCGCTTCGCGCCCACCATCCGCACGGTCGATCCAGATGAATACAGAGTTCGCCATCAGACTTCCTCCCAGATCTGCGTAGCCGACAGGTCGATCGAGTCGATTGGTGCCACGATCATCCTGAAGGTGAATGGGTCCTCGTCGGCGGCGAACTTGGGGCGCATCTCGGGGGGCGGACACCAGAGCGTCGGAATTCGGATGTTCCATCCGATCGCGTGGATCAGCGTCCCGCCCGTGGAAGCGGTGCCTCTGAGCTGGTTGACGGCGAGAGTCGCAGTCGGCGCATCCGCCGTGACGTACGCCACCTCCGTCACTGCGGTACCAGTGGAGCCCGCAGTAGCGGCGCGATACAGCCCGATGTGGATGACTTCCTCGGCAGCATCACCGAGATCCGAGTCCTGGAATACGTCGAGCGCCCACACATACACCGGACGGTCAGTGGCGACGGTGGTGGACTCGAAGATGTCCGTCGCGGTGCTCACCGCCGTGTTATCGAAAACTGCTGAATAGACGAAGCTCATGTGCCACCTTCCTATCTATTGATGAGTCTGTAGCGATCTCGCGACCCGTGACGGCCCCCGCCCGCCAAGGGAATCGCAGAGGGAGTCGGCGCACTGGCTGTCCAATCAACCTCCAAATACACATAGTCGAGGCTGCCAACCATTGCAGTGTTGGTCGATCCCTTGGTGACGCTCACTCGCGCCTCGATGGTGTCTGACGTTTGAGCAGCTTGGAGCTGTGCAAGTGATGGCGTCGCGGAGTACGTCGCTTCAACAGCCGCTTCCGCAATCGCACTCTGAGTTGTGGCAGTCCCTTGGTTGGCGTTAGCAACCCGCGGTTGCAACGTGAGCAACCCACCCGTCACCAGCACATCCATCTTCCACTCGGCCTTCACCTTGACGGAGTTGATCGTGGACCCGTTAGGAATGCCGAGATCGGTGTAGATAGCTGGATCACCGCCGACGCCAATCATGACCCAGATCGAGTTTCCATTGGCGGCTCCAACGAGAGCCTGAGTTGCGGGTGAGCTGGTGTTTTTTGTCCACGTTCCGGTGGGATCGGTCGTGGTGTACACAACTCCACTGGCTCCTACCGCAACCCACCATCCGTTCGAATATGAGACTCCGAAAAGATGTTCTCCACCGGAGGTGGTGTTAGATGTCCACGCACCAGTTGGGTTTGTCGCCTTGTAGTAAACAGTTCCCGAATCTCCCACCGCTACCCAAAATCCGTTGCCATACGCGACTGCATAAAGTGTGGAGGTTCCCTGTGCGTTGGAGGTCCACGCTCCCGTGGGATCGGTGGCGCGATAGATCAACGTTCCAGTAACGCCTACCGCGACCCAATATCCGTTTGCGTACTCTACGTCTAAGAGATCCGCCGATCCCTGATTGTTGGCCGTGAACACGCCGGTCGGATCAGTCGCCCTGTAGCGAATGAGTCCAGCTTGCCCACAAGCCACGTAGTACCCATTGCCGAAACCTATGCCTTCAAATGCGCTACTGCCTTGTGTGTTGGATGTCCACGCTCCCGAGGGATCGGTGGCATAGCGGAGATTTCCGTTGTAGCCCGCCACTACGAATCGCGTACCGTCCCAAATAACTTCGTTGAGTCCACTGCCCAAAGCGCCCAAGCTGTTCAAAGTCCACGTGTTCGGATCTGTCGTCCACCAGATGTCCTCACTTCCAGTAGGTACGACAAAGAATCCGTTTCCGTATGCGATGTTTCCGCCGGAGACAAGATCGGTGCCCGCGATGAGAGTTTGCGATGGATCATTGGCGGTGCCAGCTGTGAAATCAGGAAACCCAAAATCTCCGGAGAGAGTGCTGCTCTTGGCCGACGTGAGCGTGGCATAAACGTTGTTGCCCGAAAGGGCGTACGCATTGGTGGGGTTAGTCCAACCCGTAGAGACGACGGTGTGGCGATTCGCCGCTTTGCGCGTGATGGGCATCAGCGATCCGGCCTCAAGATCGCGCTCTGCCCGTAGAGCGATACAAGCCCGTTCGCACGCGCTGGGTGGTAGCCGAGCGACAACACGCCAACGCCCAGGTGGAGATCGACATACGGCCCGTATGGACCGGTATCGGAGAAGCGACGACGCGGGTCCACGTGGATGCCGAAAGAGAACGTCCCGTCGAGGCTGTACTGCAGCATCCACCAGGCGCCGTACCGGACGCCCCATCTCCTCGTGTGCACGTCTGCATCATCTCTCATAGAGATCGGTCATCGGAGAGCGCCGTTGCGATAAGCGAGCGCTACTGCCCGAGCGGCGGTGTTGGCTCCGAGCTTCTCGCGCATCTGCTTCATCTGACCCTTGATCGTTTCCAGGGAAACGCCTCGCTTCATGGCGATCTCCGGATAGGACTTGCCTTCCGCCAATCCCTGCAGCAGCTCCAGCTCTATGTCGGAGAGATGGTCAACAAACGCACGTGCGTCACGTGGTTGTGTCGTTTTGCCTTCGATGCCCAGATTGGGAAGCATCTCGCGTGGAGACTTCCCGTACTTGGCAGATAGGTCGACGAGCTGTTGCAGCGTCGGCATGGTGAATCCGCCTTCGATGTGCCCGAGTCGCCCAGATGTGAGTCTGAGATCATCCGCTGCTTCCTTCTGAGTGAGTCCTGCTTCTTGCCGAGCGCGCTGCAAACGCTGCCCGATGTCCTTGGCGAGATTCTCAGGCACCGGCGCTTCGACAGGCTCAGCTGCAAACTCACGCCCGGCGATCTTCACTACCAAGCGTGTAGGCGTATTGACCGCCTGGAGCGGATTACGTACGCCCACGATGTTGGCGGCAACAGCTTTTGCCACAAGCTCCTCAGTCGTTTCGCAACCAGAGCGAGCGCGAGCGCGAGCCATACTTGCCACGACTGCTGGATGGCTCGCTCCTAGCTCAACCGCGATCTCCTTCGGGTACTTGCCATCAGCGAGTCCCTGGACAATCTTCTGCTGCATCGCAGTGAGCGGCCACGACTTGCCACGTGCTTGCCGTTTGGCGTGGTCAGAGCGTCGTGATCCGAGATACGGAAAAGACTGCACGTATGTCGTAAGCTGATGCGTCGGGATAAGCGGCACTCTTTGCAGGTCCGCCACGATTCGATCGAAGAATCGGTCCGAGATCCACTCGCCCGGCACCTGAAGCATGAGCGGTCTTCCAGTACGGGGGTGATGGAGCCCCTCTGCGAAGAGAGGCTCCACCAACTTTCCGGTTCGTCTGATCTCCGGCATCGCCGGAAACAGACTAGTTGTTGTACTGCGCCGTCGGCGTGACCTTGATGATGTCGTTCGTGTTGATGGTCACGGCCGTCGTGTCGTCGAAGTTCGCCGCGAACAGCGCCTTGTCACCTGACGCAGACAGCTGGTTCGCGAGCCAGAACCCGTTGATCGTTCCCCACACGGCGGTTGCCGTCGGGAACGTGATCTGCGCGGCGGTCGTCTTCCGACCACCAGTGCCAGCGGCGATCGAGCCCCACTGACCGCTCGTGATGGTCTGCCGGGCGAACGCGCCGCCGGACGGCTCCGTGTATGCATCCGCGAGCTGGGACGCCGTGCCGACCGTGGACGCCGAGAACGCGGTGAACAGCGTCAGGAACGTCTGGGTCAGGTTGGTGCCACCTCGCGGGAAGATCTCCAGCACGATGTCCAGACCTTCGTCGGGCCAGATTTCAGCCATTTCTTCTCACCTCCTCCGTGCGGGGTTGCTTACTGGAATGACAGTTGGCTTCTGCACTCCCTCAGCTCGACACGCGCGGCAGTACCACCTGTCGCCGGTGAGCCAAAGAACTGAGCGCATGGCACCGCACTCGGCGCAGAGCTGAATCCGCAGCTCGCGGCCGTCGGCGGACTGGTAATCCATGCCGGGATGCCCCTTGATCGTGAGTTCGTCAACAACGCTCACGCGCCCTCCTCCTGTGCAGCGGCGACCTTGCGAGGATCGTCGCCGAACCAGATTCGATTGCTGCCCTTGCCGTTGCCGAAGTCCAGAGTGATGCCCCAGCGATCGTTCTTGAATTCGGGGTACACCGCGTAATCCGAAAGGTGCGTCATCACACTCTCCACGTCGGCATGGATCTTGAAGCCGGCGTCGCGCACTTTCCGGCAGAACTCGAGATCGTGATTGGTGAAAGCGCCACTGCTGCTCTCGAACCAGGGGGCGGGGATCTTCTTGAAGACCTCGGTGCGTACGAGCATGCCCCCGGTACCCGCAGCGTGAACTTCCATGATGCCCTCGCCGGGGATCTCCTCGGGCGGGAACAGCTCATAGCTCGCTGTCACCTGTCCATCGGGGAGCGTCTCCCACTCCTCACCCTTGTAAATGACGAGGGCATATGGGGGATTGCGCCTGGCGATCAGCGGCACGATCACGTCTACGTCGTGGTCCAGAAGCCGATAGAGCATCTGGTCGTCGTACACGTGGTCGTCGCTTTGGAACCACACCCAATGGAATCCCTCGTCGATCGCGTCCTCCACGATTTTGTTGCTGGCGAGCGTCACGTCCATGCCGATCACCATGTCGATCTTGGAGAGGGAGGGGCGCTTGACGGCCATGGCGGAGAGCGCCGAACGCGAGTACCGAAAATGCTCGGTGCACGGCAAGGCGATTACGCCGGGCGGGTGTTCTTTCATCAGTTGCACCACCTCCCTACTCCAGATCGGTCATTCGGGGTTGTCGCTCCTACTCGTCCACTGGCTCGATAGGCGTGGGACCGGCGGGTGTGTTGGGGTCGTTCCCCGCGATCTCCGTCGGGGCTCCCTTCCACAGTCCCATATCGCCGAGCGAGTTGAGGATCGACGCGCCGAGTGCGACGCAGATGCCGGCTCCCAGTCCGTCGGAGATCATCCCGATCCCCGCAACCTCGAAGTCTCCTCCGAGCTGCACGGCCGCCCAGACCGCGTAGTACGGCACCAGCTTCATCAGAATGTCGTTTCTGAGGAAGTCGGTGATGTAGTTGAGACGGAAAGTCTGAGCCTTGTCCACGAGCGCCGCCGCGATGCCGAGCACGATGTCGAGCCCGACAAGGACTGCGATCGTGATCACCATCTCGTCGTTGGCGAACTGCTTGAGCAGTTCCTCCATCAAGCCACCTCCTGCTGTTGGTTGCTACAGAGATCGGTCAGCTACCCGCATCTGCGCACCAGGGGTAAGGATCTTCGCTCGCTGCGTTGTCCAACTGTATCTACGGCCTGAACCGAAAAAAGATGCCTTCCACACGGCATAGAGAAACGCGCTTGGTGAGCACGAGGACCGGTAACGGTCCGCAGTTTGCCATCTCGATACAAGCGATAGCCGAGAATTCCATTGTCGTCTCGTGCTGCCTCCCATGTGATCGTCACCGTCAAAGTGATCTTCCCGTTCAGGATCGGCGGCCCAGAGATCGTTGGCAATGAGTCGCCCGGAATCGGTTGTGGCGGTGGCGGACACGTGAGCAGCGGCAGACAAAGCGGTGGCGGCGGACAGGTAACGCCAGGCACACATGGAACCGGAGGCACCGGAGGTAGTTGCAGAATTCCGACGAGCAGAAGAACTTTGAAGAACATGGAGCATCACCTCAACCAATGAGCTGGAACGTGATCGACAGTGTGCCGGGCATCTCACCCGGTCGCACATGCATTGATCCGCTCGATCCCGAATACACGCCTGTGGAGCCCGTCACTACGTAGTTTCCATAGCGCGTGCGGTATCGCGGTCCTGTAACGGTGATTTTTCCGAATTTGTGACCGCTTCCAAGCGTGAAGGTGCCCACGCAGTACGACATGCCCCGTCCGAATGCTCCGCCCTTGCCCAAAAACGTGCACCTGATGAGTCCGTTGCCAACTGGCAAATCGCTCACCGTTCGATTCCACAAGCGCAGCACTTCCGCTGTTCCATCGCCGGAGGACCTCCCCGGTGTACCGACATCAGAAATGCGCACATCGAGCAATGTCGCCGCGACGTTGACCTTACCCACCAACGCCGAAGAGTCGGACGCTGCGACCAGCGTCAATGACATCGCTGCCAGCCACAAGACTACGAGTCCTTTGATCACGAAGCGTTTACCTCCAATTTCACGGCCAGGGCTCGACACTCCTTTCTCGACGGAGTGTTGTCCACACTTAGTTGAGCGAAGCTATGAAGATCTGCGAGCGACGCCGAGGCGCGTTTACTGACGAGTCGGAACTGCTTCACCGTCTCGGGATTGGCGTTGGTAGCAACAACGCCCGCCCGAGCGAGGGTTTTCTGATTGCGTAGGATCACGCTCAGTACGGAGAAGAATCGTGCCGCTGCGGGACCCTGAGCATTACGGTTGTAACAGTTTGTCACTGCCGCTCGGTTGTCTGCATCTATTCGCGCCTCACGGGCTGCCGACTCCGTAGTAGAGAAATAGAGGATCACTCCAAGCGCGATCATCGAAGCAATCGTGGCGCACACCTGTACCGCAGGCCAGAAGTGTGGACTACGTGTCACGTGCCGCACCTTTCGATAAAGGCGCCTATGGGGCATGATCTTTTCCGTTTTCTTCCAGGTTGAGCACCCGCTTCATAAGGTTGATGTTCTGGCGTTCCAACCTGCCGCGATCGGCGCGACACTCGCTGAGTTTCTCCTCCAGCTCGTCTACCCGATCCTTCAGCACGTTGAGACGATTCACCTGATCCGTGGTATGCGAGGATCGGCTGCCCATGAAGCCCGCAAGCGCAACGGCGACCATTGAAACTAGGAGCGCAGCGCCCGGAAGCGCGTAAGTTCCAGGATCGGCGGCGAGGACATCAAGGAGCACGACCTCTCCCCCATCTGACGGCGCTCACTGACGGGCCTCGGCAGCGTTGTCGCGTGCATCGGCGATGCGACTCCTGTCGGCGTTACTCCTCCCAGAGCTGGTGCTGTTTGACGTGCCGCGTGCGCCGCCGCCGCCGCCACCGAAGGGTTGGCTTTGCTTCGCCTCAAGCTCGCGCATCTGCTGCTCCTCGCGCTCGCGCTTAGCCTCCTCCACCTCCTCCGGGCTGAGTGTCGGCATGTCGGAGCGATGCGCCAGGTCTCGGAAGTCGATCTGTGTAGCGGAGGGATCCGAAGCGGCGACGATCTCCAGCAGCCGGTGCCCCAGCTCTACATCTTGCTCGCGGAAGCGGTCCGTCACCTTCTTGCATTCGGGCGCGTCCACGAAGTTCTGATTCACAAGGTCCGGGATCATGTAATCGTTGATGTACTGATCCATCCACTCCGAAATCAACACCTGGCTCTCCTGCATCGCAGTCCGGTACTCGCCTACGACGTTGCCCGCTAGGGATCCGGCTGCTCCTGCAAGCGCTTGATCGGGCACCAACACCGACCGCAGCTTCATCACGTCCAGGTACTTGAAGCTCTCGTGGAATGCCTTGATGTTCTCTCCGCCTCGGATGAATTCGATGTCCCACTTCCGGGCACCTCTCGCCAAGTTGCCCGTCGTGTCTACTTCGTAGTAGTCCGACGGCACCGCCACCGTGGCGCCGTCCCGCAGCATTTGCCCTGCTTTCAGCGCGACAGTGACGTTCGGGATGTTCGTGGTGGGGTTTTCCGGATCAGGCGATGTGCCCGGCGGATAGCTCGCCTTCACAGGCGGGTCCGCATCCTGCTCCATGTGCCGATCCGCAAGCAGCCACTGATACCAGTAGCTCCACCAGTACCGGAAGGCATGTGCCGTGAGCGGGAAGCCGTACCAGTCGGAGAAGTTGTGGTCGAATCCGTACGTCACCCAGAGGGCGTGCGTCGCTGGAACGACCAGTGGCGATCCATCGGGGCGCGTGATCTCGTTGTGCTTGAAACCGCGGAAGGAACGCTTGTCGCGCTCCAGAACCACCTCGGCGCCTTCGGGATCGAGCGTGCGAAAGCTGTCCCACACGATTGCTTTGATCCCGTTGTCAGGCCAGACAGGCTTGGTCTCCTTATCTTCTGGATCTTCGTACGTCCACGTCGGGATGTCCTGGCGGAAGCGCTTGACGATCGGCTGGTACCCCCACTCCACCGCCATGAAGATCTGCTGAACGAGACGCGGGTAGATCTGCTTGAGCGAGCCCTCGATGAAGGCAGCCACTTGCGGGTCCTCGCACTCGACGTGCCAGGGCATGTTCACCAGCATCGCCAGGCGCACGTGCAAGCCGAGCGCGATCTGCGGGTCCCGGCGCATCTGGCGCTTCTGCTTCATCGTGATCTTCTCGGGATCGAATCGCCCGATCTGGTTCACGAGATCGAAAGCGCCCAGTCCGCGCGCTATGGCACGCAGATCCAGCGGTGGCGAATAATCCACAGGAGTCAGCCGCGGATCGTCTTCCTCCCGCTGTGCGTTGATGGTCGCAAGACCCTCGGTGTTGACTTTCGCCATCCCGCCTCCTAGAAGCCTCTCAAGCCTCGGGGAATCGCCGCAACGAGCGGCGTCTCCGGCTCAGCCATCGGATCTCTACTGTACTGCGGAACCGAGCCGATTGCAGCCGGATCCCAAGTTCGCTCACCGTCATGCACTACGACGGCGCGAGGGCGGGCAGACCCCTGTGGACCACGCCCGTCGCCGTGAATTCGGCGCCGGCTCATGGCGTGCCGCGTCCAGAATCGGTAACGCATGGCATCCATAAGGTGATCGGCATCCTTGACTGGCTTGCCAGTGGTTTCCGATCTCTCATAACCGCCCACTTCGTCGAACCAGTTGGTGCAGCGCGCTTCATCCGCGTACAACAGATCGCGCTCCATGAAGTCGCGAATCATGGCGATGCCCGGGTCCACCGTGTCAGGACCGCCAGAGAACTTCACGCGAATCGCTTCGCCCGCTCCAAGTGACGGCAGCGCCGCGAAATCCTCACGCGCGGCGCGTGCCGCCGGGTCACCGTAGAAGCTCTCGACACGGAACTCGTAGTGCTCGGTGCGCCAGTAGTCGATCTTGCCGTTGATCGCTCGGGCGAAGTCGACGTTGCCGCCCGTAACGTAGACCTCGTCGAAAAGGATATGCGCTCCTGCCGGATAGCGCCGACCCCGGTGTTCCACTTCCACATCGAGGTGCTGCCAGAAGGTTGCGCCGTGCGGCACCGTGCCGCCGAAGTCGAGTCCAACGTCGATGACGCCGTGCATCGGATCGGGGTCCCAGCGCTCGAGGCTATGCATGTCCTGATCGAATACGTCGTAGATCAGTCCTTCCAGGGTCGGACGCTTGCTCTCCTGCTGCGCCTCCCACACTCGGCGCGGAAGCTTCCTGAAACGGGCGAGCGCATCCTCGATCTCCACAAAGCCGTCCGTGAACTTGAGCTTGCCGAGCTTCGGATCGGGCGACCCCTTTTTGCACGCGCTCTCGAACGTACGCTTCGATCCATCCTCCCACTGCCCCTGAACAACGTCGGCGAACGGGCAAGCGGCGCAATCGTGATCGCAGCGCTCGGTCGTCTCCCACACGCACCAGCGATACACCTGGTACGGCGGGCGCTCATCGTTCACCTCAGCCTTGCGCACGTCGTCGATCAAGGTGCTTACGAATCCACGCGGCTTCTTCCAGGAGGAAGTAAGCACGTTCATCGCGCGGTACCCGTTCTTGCTCTGCGCCATGTTGAGCGCTTCCTCGAAAACGCCCGGGCGTAGAAGCTCTACCTCATCGAAGTGCGCGAGAATCGGGTGCGGTGAGTTCACGCCGGTGATCGTTCCCGTGACGATCTCCACCACGCCGCCATGAGCAAACTCGGTCTTCGCCATGGTGACGCGTCCCTTGACGATTCTCCCCCAGCGATCCTGCTCAATCAGCTCCTTGAAGAAACCGTACGCGCGCATGGACTGCTGCTCGACGGCACCGACGGTGCAGCTCGTGTACTTCTTCTTCGTTCGCGCATTCACCGCGTGCAGCGCGCCCATGATCTGCGTCTTGCCCGAGCCGCGGTTGCCGATGGCGAGCTTGTCGTGATCTCCCCGTTCGAAGTAGATGTCCGACATGAACTCGAAAGGCGCACAGTGCCCCTCGCACACCGCGTTCCTCGGCACGCTGATGCCGCACTCTTCGATTACGAAGGCGTGTAGCTCATTATCGGTCTCGGGGCGGTTGTCCTCCTCCAGGCGCTTGCCCACCTTCAGCAAGCGTGTCCGATCCTCCGGGCGCATCCCGCGCGTCAGTGCCGTCAGCACCTCGCGCACGAATTCGGGGTCCAGCTCCGAGAGGATCTCGTCGACCGTTGCGCGCGGCTTCCCTGCGAGTTGGCGGACGATCTGGGCGACCGCCTCCTGCTGATTCACGGCGTGGTCTCGTTCCCACCCCGGAGCCGGCTCAGCGCCATGCCCTCTATCTGGCTCACCCTTGTCTCTGAGAGCGCCATGCTCTTGGCGATTTCTGAGAGGCGCATCCCGCCGAAATAGCGCAACGTGACAACACGAAACTCACGATCTGGAAGGGATGCCACCATTCCAAAGAGTTGACCCTTCGTAATGGTGCCGTGTCCTTCTGAAGGATCAGCGGCATGCGGATCTGGCAGTACATCTCTCAGCGACAAAGTTTCTTCTCCATGTCCGTTGCCGTTGGAGGTGAACTCTTCTTCCAGAGATTTCGGCGCATTGGGGTGCGCCTTGAGGAAGCTGGGATCGAACATCTTGTTGTTCGGATCTGAGCGAGCGCGCGCCCGGCGTGAGAGATGATCCTGTTCCCGCATCTCGTCGCGCATCGCTCCCAGGATTCGCCGGGATGCCCAGCGTGCGAATGGAACACCCCGAGTCGAATCGAAGGAGTTGGCGGCGATACACAGCCCCTCAAAAGCGGCACCCCGGATCGCGTCGTGATCGACCGAGGGCGGCACCCGTGAGAGGTACCGCGCAGCGAGCGCCGACGCCAGTCCAACATTCGCCTCGACGAGCTTCTCTGCTCCGTCTCGCACACTAACCCGCGCCTTCCTCCTTGGCCTTCTGGGTTGACTTGCGTTGCTGCTTCAGCGGGCTCTCCCGCGGCTTCGGTGTCTCGGAGTTGGGCTCGTCACCGACACCCATGCCCGAATCCGGCGGTGCCTGCACGACGCGAGCGCGTGCCTCGTCGGTCGCCACTTGGCGCTTTGCCTCCAGCTCACGGAGCTTGAGAGTCGCTGCCTTCTGCGCCTCGGTGTCGGGCGGCTCCAACCCGGCGCGCTTCGCTTCCTCCACCACATCGACATGGAACTTGCGAGCGGTGCGCGGATCGAAGAAGTTGTCGGTGATGCCGTCCATCCACTCGTCCCACGTCTCCAACCCGGCGTTGCGCAGTGCTTCGCGCCCTTCCTCCAGAGCGTCGTCACGAGAGGACCACGGAGTTGCCGAAGTCCACTCGATGCCTTGCGGTCCACGAGCATGTGCTCGCCAACCTGCACGCCCGAGTCGAATCTCCAGGCGGTAGTGCTTGCTGATGGTGCTATCCGTGGAACTCATACCAAGATCACCGGCCTTCCGTCGTTGGTTCGTGGCGCAGTGAGCGCCTTCTCGTCCATGTCCAATTGCCAAGCTCGCCTCGCCGCCCGTGCCTCGCGAGTGCGCGAGAGCGCAGGTCCGAGGGCATCCAGAACCTTAGCCCACTGCTTCTCTGGCGTGTGGCGTGCTGCCCACTCCAGCCCAAGATCCTGGATGGACCTCGGGGCGCGCAGCGACGCCACCAAGCTCGTTTCCAGCTCGTAGATGTTGTGGAACTTGGAACAGGGCGCGCCACCGAGATCAATATTGAAGCCGTCCGTCACCAGGATCGCTCCACATGCCAGCGCCTCGTACACCCGGCAGTTCGCCTGAGTGCCGAGCGCGACATTCAACACGACCTTGGAATCCAGATACAGCTCCTCCATGTCTTCCGGGCGGACCCTGGAGCGGTGCACGAAGCTCCACCCTCGGCGCTCGCAGATCTTGCGCGCAGCCTCGAAGAAGTAGCTCCGGTGTACGACAAGACCGGGATAGAGATTGCTTATGACACAGACGTCGATCGAACGTTGTTTGGTCGGCTTCACCGGGGGCGGATTCTCCACGCCCATCGTCGGCAGCTTCCCAGCGTGAAGGAACCCGGATAGCTCAACGATCTCTCGATGTCGGTAGTCCGAGTGATGAAACTTGATGTTCACCGGAAGCGTGCTTCGCAGTGACGCTGCTCCTACGTGGTCGATCACGACACCATCTAGTTCACGTAGCGCCCCCATCGTGCCGTGCATTCCTGATCCGCCGATCCCCCAGGTGGCGAACCAGTCAGATGACAATCCGAAAACCGGGCAATCCCACTCATTGGCGAGCTTTCGCAGTTTTCCGATTTCGTCGATCAACCAGCGTGTGTACATGCCGTTGCGCAACCAGCCGGGATCCCAGAGAAGAACTGCATCTACATCTCCCGGTGGAATGAACTCGAGCCCCGAGTAGATCCACTTCTGCCCGAAAGCGATCACTGTGTGGTCGCCGATCTGGCGGCGAATCGGAACTTCGTGCAGGTTGGGAAAAGGGTGCCCGAGGGTGTTGACCGGACCGATGACGAAGTTCATTTCTCAGCTCGCGTGAAGCCGCCAATCCACATGCCCAACGAAAAGCGGATGTTCGAAATGCCATTCCTGCGCCACGGCAGGTGCATTTTCAAACGATAGAAGCGGGGCATCGGCTCTCTCACGCCGCGTCCTCGTCGACTTCTTCGAAGTCGGCGTCTTCGATCAGCTCCTCTGGAGACGTATCAGCGAGGATGCTGGAGACCAGCTTCGCAACCACCTTCGGCGAGAGATCGCCCTCCGGAATCACGTCCTCGTCATCCTTGTCCACGTGGCGGTGCCGTGCCACCGGCAGCCCCTCCAGGCGGTTGAGCACCTTCTCTGCGATCGCCGTCTGCCCGTTGTAGAACTCGAGCTTGGTGCTCGGCGACCAATCATCCTTCGGCTGCAGATCGAGCGCCTCGAAGTACGGCTGCATGATCCGCTCGGCGCGTTCCTCTGCCTGCATGCGCATCAGTTCTGTGAGCGTCGGTGGAGCCTCTCTCCCCCGCTTGAGCACTCGCTCCTCGCGCTTGATTTCAGCGATGCCGTCTCTCGGAGCGATCTCCTTCACCCGTGCCCAGACGTCGGCGCTTGAGTGCCCCTCGGCGCGCGCCTGAAGAAGCAGGTCCTGCCCCTTCTTGAGCCCGTTCAGCGCCTTGTCGGTCATGATCTTCTTGCGCTTGAACCCACACGCCGGGCATGGCTTGCCAGTACCCCGGTGATTCTTCCCCGTCAGCCCATCCTCGCGCGTCGGGCGCCCACACGCCCAGCAGAACTTGTCGCACTTCCCGAACAGGTCGCGGTGGGCATGCGGATAGTGCGCCTCATCCATTTCCGGCTCATTGAACTGGTGCAAGTGGGATGGGCAATACATGCCCAACCCACTCTTCGTTGTCTCCGGGCGCGCTGCCCACGGCACCGTGTCGAATCCAGGATTTCGTAGCGGTCCAATGAGCGGCAACGAGGCGATTGCGCTGTTCGGCGCACGCACGGTAATCAGCGCGTCATTGGCGTCCGAGAGGCGGTCACGCTCCTCGGGAGTGACCCCATTCAGATTGAGGGGATTTGCAGCCTTTTTGGACACCGCTTCGCAGCGGACGATAACCCCCCGCTCGTCCCCGCGTCAAGCGGTTGAGCTAACTGATCGTGATGGTCTTCGTGACCTTTGCGCCCGACTCCACCCGGCGAAGCACCAAAGTGACGGTCGAACCGGAGGTGTACTGCGCCTCCTGCAGCAAGTTCCGCCCCTGGGTATGGCCCCGGGAATCGTTGAGCGCGTCAGCCACCTTCTTGGCGATCTGAGCGTTGGTAAGTGCCATCGTTGCCTCCTAGTCAGGATGATCCGCTGGCGCGGTACATCTGGGGGATCGGCAACGTGGCGGTCGGATCGCAGGCGTTATATGCTCTGATCCTTCACTGCAATGCGAGGCGGCGCGCCGGACGACAGTGGCGTTGGGCAGAGCCACGGGTAGGTTGAAGGCGCGCCGTCGCCCACTAGTTGCAAACGCATCGAAGATGTCGTAGGCTCGGCATGTGAACACTGCTGCTAAGGCTGCCTTGGCGGTAGTTGGATCAGCGGCAGCGCTCGTCGGAGCAGCAGCACTCTCCAGCGATTCCTCTGTATCCACTGCCTCTCCATCCGTTCCGGCTCCTGCCAATCTGCGCGCCTACGAAGTAGGTCCGTATCAGATCAAGGTGAGCTACGGACCAAGTGTCGTCGGACCGCTGTCGATCACGCCCGCACCCAACGGGCGCAGCGCGACGATTCGATGGGGCGGTGCCAAAGACGACCTATCTCCGCTCGGGATCACGTACACCTTCACGAAGAATGGGACGACCCTGTGGAAGGATCGTCAGCAGACGTACGCTGTGGTGGGGTTCACGCTCGGCGTGCGACGCTTTACGACGTGCGTAACGCCCCACTCACAGAACGGCTACGGACCGAATCGCTGCGTTACCTGGACTGCTCCGTAGCAAGCTGAATCCCCTTCGCGCGTAACCGATCGCCCACCGTCCAGGTGTGCTTCGGCTGCCACGGCTTTCGCGGGGGAAGCTCGTACGGTGCCAGTGCATCCGCTTCGCGGAAGGTGATCGCCGGTCCGGATGGGCGCGGGTACATCGCCTCGAACCACTCTTCACCCATGTGCTCCAGCACGTGCGCGATCTCGATCGGCCAGAGCTTTGGACGAAGCATTCGCCTGTCTACCGGGCTTTCACCTTCCACTGCGATGTGGCACGTGTTGCAGAGCGGAATGACATTGGCGTATTCATAGCGGCCGCCGAACCGACCCGGCACCAGACGATGCCGAGTCAGTTCGCGACCCCCGACGCCCTTGGAAGACCTGTCGCATAACCGGCATGCGCCTTCCGCCTTGAGCTTGTCGATCACGTTGACCACGACTTCAACGCCTCCCTCTTAGCCCAGTACGCCTTCTCAGGCACACGGTACACCCGCTCACTGGGCTCCTCGATTGCCTTACGCATGGCGACCGCACCGATCACGTCGCCGCTACTGAACAGATCCTCCATGAGGGCACGGCCATGCGCGCGCCGCACCATCAGGGGCACATCTCCGAGGCGGACACCCACCGTCCGCCCATTGGCGGACGAGTGGGTCATCATTACCTCACTCTTCCGCCTTCTCCGACTTCTCGCTCTGTGGGCACAGCACTTCGACACCGATCAGATTTCCGTGCGTGTCGAAGTCGAGCGTCACCAGCTCGTCGGGGTGCTTCGACCTGGCCCATGCGACGCCCTCGCGCACGTGCACGTAGGTCGTGGTGCCTCCGTCGAAGTTGTCGATTCGCATAGCTCGGGCATTGTCGCGCATCTTGCGTGCGGCTTCAAGTTGGATCTTGCGGTCGAAATCCGACGGTGACATAATTCCTCTAACGCGCCGCCGACGGGCGGTAGCGGGGGTGAACCTGATCCTCCTCCTCTGCTGGAGGTCCGGGGCTGCGGTCGCGGAAAGAGGCAGGGGAGGAAAGTTCACCGTATGCCGTCTAGTTCAAGGTAGAACGCTCGCCCTGATTTGGCGAGAGATCCAGGGGTCGAAGCCTGGGGCGGCTCTGCGGGGGTAGCTCAGTTGGCAGAGCGCCGGTAGTGGCTCCAATACACGCCGGAGGTCGGGGGTTCGATCCCTTCACCCCGCATATGGTCAAGTGGGCGCAGGAACTTCCCACACGTGACGGCACGCCGTACCTTCGCCGTTGGGTGCTGGACGTGGGATTCTGCTCGGTGCGCCTGCATCACTGGCTGTGCTCCGATGATGACCGCGCACCGCACGATCACCCTTACTGGTTGCTGACGCTGCTCCTTCGGGGCGGCTACGACGACATGGTGTGGGCGCAGGGGTACGTCGCCGGACAGGCGGTGGGACCACCTTGGTATGTGCCAGTGCCGCGCCGGGCACCGTCGCTCAAATTCTGGCCTGCCACTCACACGCACTATGTACGCGTCCATGAGGGTGGTGCCTGGAGCTTGTGCCTCGCCGGGCGTCAGACTAGGACTTGGGGATTCTGGCAGCTTCGCGGCGACGGCGTTCGTCGTTGGGTGCGCTCGTCGCGCTACTTCCGGCGTGTCGGGCATCATCCCTGCGACCGATGAACGTCGGACAAGTACGCTTGATAAAGACCGGCGCAATCGTCGAAAAGCAGCTATCAGACGGGCGCTGGGTCGGCGTAACGCCGCTTCTCTTCGACAGGTATCTCTTCTGGGTGGAAGAATCGCCTGCCCTGCTCAAGTTCGGCACACGTGACGGCGGATTCGACCGATGCTGGACATATCCAGATCGGGAATCCGCCGCTCACGCGTTCGATTCCTACCAGTGGTACTCGGATGCTCCCGAGACCGGCTGGATCAGGGCGCGCTAGACCGAGATCGTCCCACTGTCGAGCACGTTGCCGTCCTCGTCCTTGATCTCGACGTCGCTCGATCCAGAGAACCCGGCCGGATAGAACAGCCCCGCCCTGCCCGTGTTGGGCTGCGGACGCTTGTTGTGCACGTCGCCCTCTTCGCCCGTGGCGTACACCGTCACGGTCTTGTCCTCGTCGCCGTCAGCGACGTCCCACACGATCGTGTATCCGTCGCGCGCTGCGTCCGGAAGACGTACTGTCATTCGTGAACCTCCTGGTTGAAAGAGCACATTGGCGAGCGCCGCACTGAGACGCTCATCCAGGATGGGTAGCTCTCGCAGTCCATCCGGGAATTCGTTGTTCTCGCCGTATGACCATACCGATTGGTGAACGGCGTAGGCCGCGTCGGCAAGCTCGATCCACTCTGATGCCACCTCGGCCTCGGACACGAAGAGGATCACCTCCTGGTCGAATCAGCAGCTGCATCGTATCGCGGCTGTCGGTCGACGTCGAGCGCCAACCGGGGAAACAACACTCCAGTTTACACAAATTGTGTTACAATTTCACCTAGGCAACCTAGGGTGGAGGCATATGGACTGGAGAACGATAAAACCTGGCGACGTGCTCAAGTGGGGCGGCGTCGTCTTCGCATACTGCATCGGCGTCTTGGTGATCATTTCGATCATCCTCGCCATGGTGGAGGGCTACTCGTGAGCGGGGGATCGTACGACTACCTCTGCTTCAAGGAGTTCCTCCAGTACGAGGAGCAACTGGAGCGCATGGCGAATAGACTCGCGGATCTCGGGTACGCCGGGGCATCGGACGAGACGTACCGTGTGTTGTCGGTGCTCCGAGAAGTCGATCGCAACGCCAAGTTGCACGACGCCTGGATGGCGATCGAATGGCTGGACTCGAACGACAACGGCATCGAGCAAACTCACACCGCGTTGCAGGAACTCGGATGGAAGCGGATCACATGAGCGGCAGACACAAGTGGTCAGAGATCGTCGCGAAATCGTTCCCGGAAGTGATCAACGCGCGCTTCCCGCAGGGAACGAAGAAGCGCATCCAGGCGATCGCCGACAGAACGATGCTGGAGCTATCGGCAGATCCGAACATGGAATACGCACCGATGCTTCTCAGCCCGTCGGTGATCGTGCGACGTGCAGTGCTGGAGTACCTGGAACGAGAGGAGGCAAAGGACAAGTGAGCAGGGGCATGTACTACGACGTGGAAGGAAACGAGTTGCCGAACGCGGAAGCATGGATTCCGTTCCTCGGCGACAACCAGTGGCGCATCCAGAACGAAGTGGTGCAGGTGAACGGCGGTGAGACTGTCATGGTGAGCACTGTCCACCTGGGGATGAACCACAACTTTATGAATGACGGACCGCCGCTGATCTTCGAGACGATGATCTTCGGCGGCAAGCACGACCAGTACCAGGAGCGATACGCCACCAAGGAGCAGGCTGAAGAGGGTCACCGCGAAGCACTTCGGCTGGTGAATTCGGAGGCGAACGATGAGTAGTTCTCTACCAAAGGGCGTCAAGGAGAAGTCCGCCGTCGAGATGCGCGAGGCGCACGAAGCGTGGCGGGATTCCCAGGAGATCATCACCAAGTGCGGGGTCGAAGGGTGCACGGATGAATTTAGTGGAACGGCGGCCGACGGCCGGGATTGGGCGCTGCGGCACCGCCGTGTCGCCCATCCCGATCTCGCCAACGCCCAGCGTAGGCGGTTCACCCCGGAACAGCAGCGCGAGCGAGCCATGCTTCAGAGCGAGTGGCGGCGGCGCAAGGTGAAGGGGGAGGAATGACGGCATGAAGCGTCTGTTGCTCTGGATCGGCGGTGCCTGGGTGCTCGTCGAGGCGATCGGACTGGTTGTCGCGGTCGCGATCTTCGTAGTCAGATTCACATGAGCAACCTCTGGCCACTTACAGATCGCCACAACCTCGTCGCACCAATGACGAAATGCGACCGCTGCACGCACCCCGCGCGAGCCCATCAGGACCGCATCGGTGAATGCACGTACGGCACCTGTCTGTGCGAGGAATTCGCCGACGAAGAATCGCTCCTGCACACCATGAAGGAACTGGAGCGAATGTCGCAGAAGTATCTCCTCGCCGAGAAGAACGTAGCTGACAAGCAGCGAACCGTTGATTCGCTCACCGACGAGCTTGACGAAGTGCGTGCTGAGTTGTGGGTTGCGAAGAAAGAACTACAGACGCGGATCAAGGCGCAAGGGCCGATACCGCATCCTGATTCGACAAGCATCAAAGAAGACATAGAAATGCTCAGGCAGCGAATGAAGATTCCTGATCGCCCATCCAGCGGCAGTTTCGACGGTAACGACTGATGGAAGAGATCGGGTACGTCGTGGATGAAACCTGGGATCAGGTGCCGGGTATCGAACCGGCACTCGTCACGCGATTCTTCTGGCGTGCCGAACGCCGATGCCAGAAAAAGAACCTGCGCAAGGGGGTGCCGTTCTATCGCTGGGAGATCGTGCGAGAGGATGCTCGTTGGAAGGTGCTCGCGTATCAGAACAAAATGCGACCAATCCGGAAGGGAGATTTGCCGTGAAAGAGAAAAGGGGGGTCGAGCTAGAACGAGATGTGATCTTGCTCGATCAGACGGCACAGAAGCTGCAGCCGGGATCGGTGAAGGTGAAGTGCTCCGATTGCGGCGAGCTAGGCGTGTTGAACGCCAATCAGGTGAGAGACATGGGACGTCGGCCGGCGGCCGTGGTGCTGTGCTTCAAGTGCACGCAGCCGAAGCCGGATCTTCGGGAACGCGTACTGACGGAAGCGCTCGGTGCAGCTGGTGCTCTGGCACCCGATGGGTCGGCACTGGCGAACGCCATTCTGGAGCTGACCGAGAAGATCCAGAAAAGCGAGCCACCGAAGGACCCAAGACAGATCACTAGTCATTTTGATTTCGATCCGCCGAGTGCCGGTGTCGAGATTCAGAAGACCTTCGAAGAGGTCGACAAGGGACTACAAGCCAGATGGCGTTGGACGAACGACATGGGCATGCCAGTGCTGATCAGCAGAAAGACTGACGCGCCGAATCTGCCGAAGGACATAATGATCATGCCGGAGGACAAGATCGAGCTTACGGCGATGCTCGGCAGCTTCAAGCCGTTCGAGCCGCCGAAGCGACGTCCGATTCGTGACAACCCACAAGCGTAGTGGCTGACACTCGGGAGCCAACGTTCAGGGAAGCCTACGAGATGCGAACCCAGAAATGGAGCTGTCCGGATTGCGGATCGCCACATTCGTCGCCGGAGCTACTGGCGATGCATCTGAAGCTTGAGAGACATGGGCCGATGAAGCGACCGACGCGACCAGCACCGTCGAAGCTGTCGCCTTACAGCTGTGCTCATCCGGTCGCCGAACAACGGACGTATCAGGATGGAACGATTCTTTGCACGCGCTGTGATACTGAGTTGGCGATCGGCAAGCGTCAGACGACGACATGGCAGTGTCAGGAGTGCGGCAAGCAATTCAAGACACGGGATGAATGCAGACAGCACTTGATGGACGAGAAGCACAGCGCGAGTGTGGTGAATCATCCGAAGCCGGGGATGCCGATCGTGGACGACTTTTCGCGAGCCGATGAAGCGCCACTGTCAGACGGCAAGTATTGGACGCCAACGGAATCGGGCAAGTGGATGCAGGAAGCGCGGGATCGGTTCCTGAAGGCGCTCGGCGAGGATGCGCCGATGCACATCGACGAGAGCGAGGCTCTCGTCTGGCAGGACGAGGATTACATCGTGCGCGTGTTGGTTGGCTCAGTGCGACTTGGCGTATATGAGACTGACGGCCGGCGGCTGGTGTGTGGCAACAAAGGGACGCCGGGTGATGCGCCGGGAAGGTGCTTGTACTGCAAATCGGACGTCAGGATCGCCAGGGAACACGTCAAGCTCTGGGGCGGAAAGGAAGAACCGCCGATGGTGTGCTGTCGCGTGTGCTGGGCGAAGAACGACAGCAGTTATTGGTCGCCTTCCAGGAAGGATCCACCGAAGGGTTGGCCGCAGGTCGAGACGATGGATGAGGCGCTGCAAGATCTGCAGGACAGCACTCAGGACTACATCGCTGTTAGCACTGACATCAGCACTCACACGATCAGCACGTTGAACAGCTTCAAGCAGGCGACGAGCGCCTACAAAGTGTTCATCGACAAGTTCGATGCGTCGAGTTGGGTGATCCCAAAGGGATTCTCAATTGACTTCATCCAGGATTCGGTCGTAGTTTCTGAGGACGAGGGTGCAATCAGATCCTGTCGCGAGTGTGGGTCGATGCTCTCCGTCAAGCTCACGAAGAACGGCGCGAAGATCTGCCCAAAATGTCAGCGGAAGCAGTGGCGGCGCAAGAACTAAGTTTCGCGTCCCAGAGAACTCAGACCGTCTGTAGGAGAGGGCGCGCGGCAGCACGGAGCGCCGATTTCTCGGCGCTCCGTGCGGGTAGGTGCTACGCCCCGCGCCGATTCCACCGCGCGTCAGCGTCGCGCGCCTCCGCCCCGTCGCGGCGCAACGTGCGCACGACGTCAGCTGCTAGGCAGAAGGGGCATCGCTCCGTCGTGCTCCGGATCTCGACGTTGCTTCGCCCGTTGCGCACGCGCTCCGCCTGAGCATCCGTCGCGCTCACCCCGTCAGCGGCGAGCACGGGGCACAAGGATTCGCTCACGTCGTGCCCCTGGATCTCAGCGGCGATCTCGCGCACCTTGCGCGACATGCTGGGAAGGTGGCGCACCGGAGCGAGCGGAGCGCGCCCCGTCAGAGTGGAAAGCGAATCCTCCTGCAGTGCTGCAGCGATCGCTGCAGCGTCGGCACCTTCTGCGCCGCCGATCTCAGCGGCGACAGTGCCCGCTGCTTTCGCGAATGAGCGCAGTGCGCTCCGTGCCTGCAGAAATTCCGCCTTGGCAGAATCGCTGTCGAGTGTGTGTGTGACGATCATCGTCACCCCTTTCTGGCGCCCCGCGGCGCCTTCGCTGACAGGGGCATCGTTGCACATCGGCACCTAGCTATAGGTATAGGATCATCCCCCCCAAAGGTATAGGGTCGAAAATCGGTCAAACCGCACCCC